ATTTTACCATAGCATCTACCGATATAATACTATTACCCATTATAGCAAGTTTCATAATACCATCTCCTATCTGGTAAGTGCATACCAAGTGTTATACCCAACGATACCATCTGGAGATAGTCTTGCTGACTTCTGAAATTCAATTACTTTTGTTTTTGTTATTACTCCAAACTTACCATCGGCTGTTACACCAATCTTACCTTGTAATATTTTAACAAAGTTTCCAGCACTTCCTTCTTTTAGTATAACTTTTCCAAGTGCTTCAAGTGTGTGATTACCAGCAATTCCATCAACACCTAATGGACTTCTGTTTACATCTTTAAAACCCTGTGCATTACATTCATTCTGCAATGCTTTTACAAACTCATTCCCACCAGAAACTGGCTTAACTATCGGTGCTGGTACTGGAGTTACTCCACCAGAAGGTAATGCTACTTTGAAATAATCACATATACCCTGTGCTATTGCAACTGCGAAATCTTCTTTGTGTGATTCGAAAAACGCAACATCTTCTGGTGAATCATGGAAAAACATCTCTATCAATCCAGCAACACCTTTGGTCTGGTTAAGAATACCTAAATCAGTTCTCTGTGATACACCTCTATCAGAAGATGGTGTAAGAGCCGACACTTTATTATAAACACATTGTATAAACTCTTTTCCTTTTGCAGATTTGTATAATCCAGTACATCCTCTACTACCACCAGCATCTGAATGAATATCCAGAATTAGTGTAGCACCCAAACTATTAGCTTCTGCAATGGCTTGAGCAAGTGTTAATCCAAATCCACCAAGATGAACTGCTTTATACAAACCAGAACCTTGGAGTATTTCATAAACTCTTTTAGCAATTACGAACGCATTATCTGCTTCTGTTCCATATCCAGCAACACCTTGATTTTCATGCTGATGGGATGGGTCTATATACAAAATTTCATTAATCATTATTTACAATCCTCCATTAGTCTGTTCGAAACGAGAAACAAGTTGTGATAAGTGTATTACTTCCACCATTAACTTCTACTGTACCATCTGTTCCAACTTTTATTCTAGCACCATTATAATCACCAGAACATCCAGAAAAGTTTTGTGCTTTAGTTGGTCTATATCCAGCAGGAAGTGTACAAATAACAGCACCAAGAGTACCACTTTTAATAGCGCCTCTACACCAAACTACTCCATCACTATCTTTCTTATAAGCATATGAGCCATTTATAGTATCATATGGCACCCAACTATTTGATAGTGCTGGTGTAGTCCATTCTTCTGTATAATTCACTTTGGCATCCATATCAAATATTGCCCGTTCAATCTTATTCAAATTAGTTGCATTTACTGGTGTACCAGCCTGTGTTATAGTTCCTGTATTTGCAGTTAGTACAATATCCCCTGGAACAGAACCAGTTGTAGTATATTTTGTTGGGTACTGTACTACTCTATCAACCCAAACCGTTTTAGTATAAGCCATTTAATTACCTCCATTTATAAAAATATAGTTGCTCCACAATTGAATGTTCCACAAGGTTTCATACTCAAAACCATACTATCCAATAGTAATTTTGTATTATATAACACTTGTTCAATGTTATTTGCTATGATATAATCCATAGTTCTTACACCAGTAATAGGTAATATTGGATTATTTGCATCATTATAAAATCCATTTACAATAGAAATTATATTATTCTTTATTCTATCAAGGTCATCCATATATGGAATTGAATTCCTAGTCCAAGTTATTCCAGCAGTTATTGGAACTGTAAATCCATAACTTGAAAGTTTAGTTGCAAGATAAGTTATATCATCTTCAATTCTCTGTAAGTCTACCATATTAAATGCACCCTTGAGGGTAGCAGATTCCCAATCAGCTTTTTCTCCAACTGTTAGTCCACTATACCCTATATCTTTTATCCTTGATACTATTGATTTTATATAATCGACATCAGCTTTCGTTCTGTCTTTTATAGGTTCTACCCATGCCATAAATTATCACCTCTACTTACTATAACCTATTGGAAGGATTAATTCCTGTCCAGAAGCGAAAGTACCAGAAACATTTACAATTGTTGTAAATAAATTTTTAGCCATCAATATTTTAGTCTTACCTTTAAGAGTTCCATCATATGTTACTTCATTATAGAATACAGTACCATATAAATTGGTATTAAGAACTGTATCAAAAGTTATATTATCCATATCTAATTCTGGAAATCCTCTATTTTCAATTTCATATTGATTGGTACATGATGCATATTCAGAAATCCATTCAGCATAATCTAATGCGTGTTCTAGAGTGTATATCAATTCATTTTTAGAAGGACATCTTTCACCTCTTAATTGATATTCGTATGATACTAATTGTTCAGTTGTTATTAATTGTTTACCTTCTATTTTGATACTTCCAGTTCCAGTTACATAACATCTCATAAGACCATCATATATTTCTGGAGTTCCAACATAGGATAAACCAGTCAAAGTTACAATAACATCCGTATATCCATCATATGAAAACTCATAAAATCTTGCTACTGCTCCAGTAACATCAGTTGTCAATATTGTACTAAGCGAACTCTCTTTTGATATTAAATTTATTGCAGTATCAACACCTTGAAGTTGAGGATATTTCTTAATCAATGGTGCTTTATACATATCTGTAAAAGTCAATGCGAAATCTTCTGCTCCTAATTTCCTAGGGAACATTACTATTTTACCATCTCTATCAATTTCCAATACGCACATACTAGCATTAGCCAATAATTGTAAGCACTGATTTATTGGAAGTTTGGGTAATGGAAGTTTTGTCTGTACATTAAAATAAGTATAGTCAGATATTACATATGAATACTGATGCAGTATATCATTATACAATGGATTTATACCCATGAAAGTAGTTAAGTCTTCTAGTAATCCACCTAATGACCATGATACATTAAGATACTTACCTTCTGTATATTCTTCTGTTAAGAAATATAATCGTGAAGAACTCTTTATGGAAACTATTGGTATATTGGACTGAGCATCAACTGATACCTCACCAGTTGTAAAATACTCACTACCTTTTACCCATTCTATAGTAGCATCATTTAATTCATATCCGAAATAGAATCTAACCCTTTGTCTTCTACCTAAATACTGATACAAACTAGTATCATCATCTGGATTAAATTCACCAGCAATATCTAAGAATGAAAAATCAAAATCATATGTTGGAAGTTTAGCATCAACTAAATCAACTTCTTGTTTCCAATTGCAAGTTGTTATTACACTAGAATCTAATTGTTTGACTATTCCAAATATTATATCTTCTATTCTGAATCTCCAGTATCGAAGACTAGTTGCCTGTGCAGTTAAAATAATCTTAGTACAAGCTGGTATAGGAGAGTTATATGTCCACTCATAACTATCTGGATATACATGAGTATCTAATACTGATGTTACTCCATTGAATACTTCTATTCTCATATCTGTAGGATAACCATATAATAGGTTATCGAATACAAACGATAGTCCATCTAGTATCTGTTCATATGAAAAATCTATAGTTATATATGGATTACTTGCCCATACATTTGATGAACTACTTGGAATCTGACTTATATATCCTTGATATATTTCTTGGTCAGCATATTTTCCAAAATTAGACTCACCATCAAGTATGAACCTATTTATCTCCATAGTACCAATTCTATCATTTACAAAATAATCATCATTTAATACTGAAGCATTTGATATAGGACTTGCTGGTGCTGACTCTGTTATAGTTGAATCATCATCTGCATCTGCATTTTCTATATCCAACAACACCTTAACACTTGATGAATTTCTAAGAGGTTGCCTTATTTGTTCTTTATATTCATCTGAAACAATATACATAGCTACCTCCTTCCTTAATATCCCATATCAATTAAGTTGCATTTACAATTTATATATTCAGTTACTTCACCAGTTGATGGGTCAATCCTATATATTTCTTCACTAGCATCACCCCAATAAACAGTTCGTGTAATATAACTCATTGATAAGGAATCCCAAAACTCAAGTGTACCAGTAAACTTCTCTATCTCAACTAGTATAGTATGCCATTGTGCTGAAGTTAAATGACTCCATTCTAGTCCATCTATCTTAACTATTCTTCGATTAACCTTCTGTGCTATGACTTGACCATAAGCATTTCTTGCACTATCTACAAACTGTTGTCTTTGAATATTAACACCATAGGAAGGGTATGGGAGTACCACACCGTTCACTTTAATAAAACCATTACTTATCATCTTGCGAATACCCCCATTCCAAAGTTCTTACCTCGTTGAGTTGAAACCTTCTGCTGATTTGCGTATATAACTTGACCATCAAGATTTACTACATTCTCTATAACTTGGTTATTCTCTGCCCCACTCTTAGTCATTGCACTAAGAACTGCATCATGCATAGCTTGTACAAAGTCTGTATTCTCCAATGGCATAACGGTTGTCTTACCTTTGTAACTACCAATCATCTCTGCTCCAGATTCCCCTGCTACAAATTGTTGTCCAGCATCTAACTGTCCACCCTTTGCGAGATATGGTATATGGGGCATTGATGTTGAGAATGATATTGGATATACCCATCCAGCAATACCTAGAGCCGATTTTGCTAAACTGAAAGCTAATATCATTTTATTGATACCAACTAATATACCTTCAATCAAACCTCCCATACCATCTATCATACCATTCATTAAACCTATTATACCATTAATTGCCCATCTTATATTGTTGTATATATTATTCCAAGTGTCATTAAACATCTTGGTTAATTTATCACCAACATTTTTCTGCATCCAATCTCCAAGATTACGGAATGCATTAGCAGTTCCCATTGCTAGATTTTGAGCAGTCTGGATAACTAAATCCCAGTTCTTTATAAGCAAATATCCTATTGCGATTACTCCTGCTATTGCTAATATAGTCAAAGTTATTGGAGAAGTTAATACTGCTATAGCAGTTTCCAGCAACCAACAAGCACCAGTAAATATGGTTGTCATGGTAGTTGCTATAGTTTCTATTATTGTTAGTTCCATGAAACCGTTTTTAAACTTCAACAATGCGTCTACTACTCCACCAGCATTGGTTACAAATTCAACCATCTTACCAACTTGCCATACTGTGAAGAATCCAGCAATAATATCAGCACAAGCTTTTACATCAGTTTTATTATTCTTTGCCCAATCACTTATACCTTTTAATGCTCCAGTTATTCCGTTAAGAGTATCTATTATGAATGTTCCAGCCAGTTCTCCTAAAGGTTTTATTATGTTCTCAGTAAACTTCTGACCTTCTGGTGCAAGTGCAGTAAATACATCTGCTAAAGTTTGGAATGATTGAGCGAGTACATTTACGAATGCTGGCAATCCTTTTTCAATTAACCAAACACCTATTGGAACTAATACTTCTTTATAGAACCATGATAATCCAGCAAGGGATACTTTACCTAGATTACCTAATGCTTTACCAAGTTGCTCAACACTATATTTAAGTGACTCCCAATTTGCGAATATCAACGGTTGTGATAACTTAACAAAATTATCCCAAACAGTTTTCATGCTCTTAGCTATTTCATCACTAGTGTTTTTAACTGAACTCATTAAATCGTCATATGATGGCATTTCAAAATTAGGTAATATAGATGCTCCACCTACACCAGAGCCAGCTTTTTTTGCACTATCACTAGCCGAAGTATCTGGAATGAGATTAAGTTCATCTATACCAAGTGTAGCAGTTTTCATTTCTTTTATTGCCGTAGTTGTACCATCTACTGCATCAGTTGCTGCATCAGCACCATCTTCTACTCCACTAAATGTTCCAGACATATCACTTACTGTTGGTGGAACATAACCGAAGAATGTTGCTATCGTATTAAATATTCCAGTAAGAGTCTTGACAAACGCATTCAGATATGGTAAGATAGAAGTAAGTA